GTAGGTAGTGAAAATGGAAAAAAAGCATTAACTAAAGTTACAAGAAAAGCTACAAAAGCAAAATGGGAGGTAAAATTAACTCCAGGCGCACCAGAAGATATAACTGAAGATCATAAATTGGAGACACAGGATATCGATACTGTCAGTGATACTATTACATTGAATGGTGTTGTGGGAAATATTAGAATATCAGATCCACCCAAAAGTACACATCCAGATTTTAAAGCAGTAAAGATGGAAGATCTTATTGAAGATTGGTCTACATTCTTTTCTGCAATTGATGCATTGACGGATGCTCTTAGAAAAATGGCCGATGACGCTGCTAAAGCAATACAAGACATTATTGATTATTTGGATGCTAAAATCGCAGAATTGGAAAGAATCAATACAGCACTTCAATCAATTCTTAAATTATTTACTACAGGATTGGGTGATGCTGGAATATATGTATTGAATATTCCAACTGAATCTGGTGGGGTTAATAGAATCAAAACTCAATTACAAAGTGCTCCTAATAGACCACCAGATACACTTGATTTTACAATGGGATTTTTATTAATGAGTGGTGGGGCACAAGCAGATGGATTTAAGGTAATTCAAAAATTATTAATTGGTGAAGATTAGAGGATTTCGACATAAAACATAAATATTAATACTATGGCAGATCAAGTAAATACAGCAATTAAAGCTAAACGAGTCACAAAAACGTATCAAACAGATGATGGGTTGACCAGTCGGGTTTATAAAGATGTGGCTTATTCATGGTTCGCAAATCCAATGAATGGAGATATAGGTAAAGCAATAGGCCCGGAAGCTGTTAAAAATTCATTGTTGTCTATTCTTAAAACAAATTATCATGAACGATTGTTTCAACCAGAATTTGGATCTAATATACGACAATATCTATTTGAACCAATGACTCCAATTACAGCAGCAAATATAAAAACTGCTGTAATAGATTCTGTTGAAGCACATGAACCAAGGGCTAATGTATTACATGTAGAAGTGACACCAGATGAAGAGAACAATCGATATAAAGTAAGTATCATTTTTGATTTATCAACTGAAGCAGCACAACAAGAGATAGAAGCGTATTTTGAAAGGTTATAAAAATGGCAGAAATTACTAAACTCAATATTGCAGAACTTGATTTTGATTCAATCAAGACAAATTTACAGGATTATTTTGGCTCACAGTCCGAATTTACTGATCACAATTTTGAAGGTTCTGCTATCTCTGTTTTATTAGATGTTCTTTCCTATAACACATATTATAATTCATATTATTTGAATATGCTTGCGAGTGAATCGTTTTTAGATTCTGCACAATTGAGAGATTCGGTTGTTGCAAAAGCATCAATGTTGGGATATACACCTAGATCTGCAAGAGGATCAAAAGCAAAAGTTAATCTTACTATTACTCCAGGCGATTCTCCTGCAACTATTACAATTGATAAACATACCAAATTCACTTCAACAGTTAATGGAATATCATATACTTTTGCTACATCAAATTCAACTGTAATTACACCAGTAGGTACTACATATACTGCAACTAGTGTAGAATTGACTCAGGGAATACCATTAACATTTCGATATACTGCTGATACTGCAAATACAGAACAGAAATTTCTTCTTCCAAATGCGAATACAGATACAGATACTTTGACGGTTACAATACAAGAATCAGTTGCAGATACAAATACTTCTGTATATACAAAAGCAACTGATATCACAACTGTAAATGCTACTTCTAATGTATTTTTTGTAAATGAACATTCAGAAGGACAATATCGTGTTCAATTTGGAGATGGTATTCTTGGAAGAAAACCAGTTACAGGGAATATTATTATTTTAAATAGTTTAGTTACAGAAGGTGCAGATACAAATGGTGCTAATACATTTTCTGCTGCCGGACAGGTTGGTGGATATGGAGTGGGAGCAGTTTCGGTTATAACTGCAAATGCTGCTGTTGGGGGGTTGAGTCCCGAATCTATTGAGAGTATTAAATTTAATGCACCAAAGAATTATGAAGCACAGAATCGTGCAGTTACTACAGGAGATTATAAGAAAATCGTTGAGGATTCTGTTTCGGGATTAGACACCGTTGCTGTTTGGGGAGGACAAGATGATGCAACACCGAAATATGGAACTGTTTATATTTCTGCAAAACCAACTGGTGCTGATGCATTATCAACAAGTCAAAAGGCATTAATTAAGGCTGCACTGACAGATTATAATGTTGTTGCAATTACACCAGAGGTAGTTGATCCAGATCTTATCAGTTTAATTTTCAGTTTGACAGTCAAGTATGATTCACGGATGACAAGTAAAGCATCTGGTGAAATTGCTGCTGATGTGATTGATACTATTCAAGATTACAAGACAAATAACTTAAATAAATTTGGATCTATTTTTCGGTATTCAATTCTTTCTAAGAATATAGACCTAACAGATACTTCTGTTCTTGGAAACTTGGTGACTCTTACTGCAAAAAAAGGAATTACTCCTTCAACAACTGCAAATAATGCTTATACCATCAGTTTTAATAATGCAATATATAATCCTTCTGCAACTTACGAAGGTGCTGTGACTTCAACTGCATTCTCTTATACTGATGCAACTGGTACAGTTTATTCTACTAGTTACTTAGATGATCTTAATGGTTATATGAGAATTTATTATTTTTCGGGCAGTGATAAAACTGTTATTGCAAATAATGTGGGAACGGTGACTTATAGCAATGGACATATAACATTAACTTCTTTTAAACCAGATTCATTTACTGGTTCTACTTTAGATTTTACGATTGAACCGGCCGTGAATGATTTGATTCCTGTGAGAAATCAGTTATTCACTGTTTCAAATACAAATATCACGGTCACGATGCAAGACGATGCTGATACAGGAACAACAACTACTTCTGCAAGTGCAACTGGAACATCTGCTTCTATAACAACTGGAACTGCAACTGGTTCTACAACAACGTATTAAAATATGTCTGCAAGAGTAACTGCAAAAGCTGCATCTCAGGTAACAAATCAATTACCACAATTTATAAGTGATGAATTTCCTCTTTATGAAAAGTTTCTCCAAAATTATTATGAATTTGTAGAAACACTTTGTGTATATTATTCAAAAACAACTGATTTTGAGGATGCATATACTTTCACTATGGGTGAAACAGTAACAGGTCAAACTTATGGCGCTACTGCAAAAGTCAAAGGATTTAATGCAGTAAGTTCAGATCTTAAATTATTTCTTGATCCTACAAATGATTTGAATTTTTCTACTTCAGAAATTATACTTGGAGCAACTTCTGGTTCAAGGGGCACGATTACTACAATGAATCGCAAACCTCTTAATGGAACAAAAACTTTTCATGAATTGATTGATCCAGATTTAACATCGAATGGTATTCTTGGTTGGTTTAAAAAAGAACTTTATCCTAATATTAGAAATACTGCAGCAGTAGATTTAAGATACTTTCTAAAACACCTTAAAGAATTTTATCGATCAAAGGGAAGTGAAAAATCATATCGAACTTTATTTCGAGCTCTATATGGTCAAGACAGTTTAGATTTTTATTATCCCAAAACTGATATGCTTAAAGTATCAGATGGAAATTGGTTGCAAGATACTGTTTTACAATTGGCGTATGATGTTTCATATCTTGATTTTAATGGTTTAACAATAACTGGTGGTTCTTCTTCAGCAACTGCTTTTGTATCCAATGTTACTACTCGTAAAATTAATTCCATTAATTTGATTGAATTGGTTGCAACTACTTTTGTTGGAACATTTCAAATAGGTGAAACAATTACTGCTACAACATCGGCCGATACTATTCTTTCAGCATCACTTACAGGCATGTTGACAAATATAACAATTGTAGATGGTGGGCAAGGATATATTATTGATGAGACTGTAACAATTGCCGATTCTACAGGTGCAGGATTTGGTGCAACTGCAAAAGTTAAAAGTACATCAGGCGATCAAGTTGCAGTTATTACTATTACCAATGCAGGAAATGGTTATCAAGTAAATGATCCACTCACTTTTGATAATACAGGAACAAATGCTGTTGTTGGTGCGGCCGCAAAAATTGCAACTCTTTCTGATACATTTACAGTTGATGTTGTTTCTACTGAACTTACTGCTGGAATTGAAACAAAAACGTTTGATCTTACTGGTGCATTTGGAGTAACAGTTTCAAAAGGATTTTCGCTTGGGAACAATGCAATATTTGCAAACTCTACAAAAAAGGGAGTAGTTATTACGTATACTGTTGGAACTCCAAATGTTTTGTCAATTTATGATATGTATGAAGAAAATGCTGCTACAACTGGTGGTGGAAGTCTTGTGGAATGGGTAAATACAGATGTCATTTATCTTTTCGATAAGAGTGGATCGCCAGTTCTTGGTGCATTTTCAGTAATAATTAATGATACAACAATTACAAATCCTACAAGTCATATTGCATTGAATGCAACTACTTATGGTTCTGGTTTTGCAAGTCCGGCAGGAACCTTTACATCTTCTGGAACAACTGTAAGTATAACATATACAAGTGGACATAATCTTTCAGTTTCAGATCCAGTAAAACTTGCATTTTCTACTGGTTCAATGGATGGAACTTATAATGTTGTTTCGGTTACTTCTTCTACTGTTTTTACTGTAACAATTTCAAGTCCAGCTACATCTGGTACGGTTACTATGACACCATATATTGATTCTGTTATGAAAAATGGATTTACATTTGAAACTCAAACTTTTGGTAAGGTTGCAACAGTATCTTATAGTTCTCATGGTAGTGGTTATATAACAATACCAACTGCAACATTGACATCATTAGGATATTATTCTACCGTAGAAACACGGAGTGATGGTGCAGGGGGATTTTATGGAAGTAATGCAATTACTACTATTGGAGATTTGGGTGGAACCATAACAGGAATGTCTATCACAGAGCCTGGATTTGGTTATGCAATTGCACCTACAATAACAGCTACAATACATTCGGTTCAAGCAAGTTTACTTGGTGTTTTGGGGATTACTAGAATAAAAGATGGAAAATATTCGGGGGAGTCTGGATTTCCAAGTTCAACTAAAAAAGTACAAGACAATAATTATTATCAGGATTATTCTTATGTTCTTAAAACAACCGACTCAACTGATGTTTGGAGAACTGATGTTCTGAAATTATTGCATCCTGCCGGATATAAGTTATTCGGGGAAGTATTAATTGAAAATTTATTGAATACTCAAATGTTTGATAGGGGATTAAATAATATTAATACTATTGATACAGTAACCCTCAAAGCAATTTATCGGGATATATCGTTTCAATTTTCATCTTTGATTCAGGGATTAGAAGTTGCTGCTGGAGAAACATTCTTAGAATCCGATGTCCAGATGGACATTTTGATAATGTCAATTCTTGCTGCTCTTGGTAAAGTTCCTGTAACGACAACAACTGAAACATGGGCGGTTTCTCCGTTGAATTCAACAAATGGAATTCCTGCTCATATGTTTTCAACATTATACGTTGAAAACGTTAGTTCTGTTTCAGTTGGAACTACTACTACAGTTACTACATCAACTCCACATCATTATCGAGAAAATGATTTGGTGTATCTTGATGATTTTGTTGGTACGGGGGTTGAAAATATAAATGGAAAATTAGGAAAAGCAACAAGTGTTGGAGGAAATATTACAACTAATAATACATTTGTATTTAAGGAAACAACTGGGGTAAATGTAAATACTACTGATATAACTATTACTACTCAAGGTAAAGTATTTAGATCAGGATCAAGATTAGGTTCTGGTATTACTATTGATTTTTATTCATCGGAATATATTGATCTGATGAAATCACAACAAATACATGAATATGAATATTACAGTCCGGCTAGTTTAACAGGATTTAGTTCAGGAACTGCTTTTGATATTTTAGGAAGACATATTGATATTGAAAGTCGTATAATTCAAGAAGATGTTGCCGGAAATGATGATTTTTTGTTAGAGGATGGTGTTCCTACAACAAGTGGTTCGTATAGCGGAACAACATCTGCACTTGGGTATATAATGGTAGATGTAGGACAAATAGATTTAGATGGAGCAAACGATGCACATGAACTTGCTGTTACAGGTGCTATACAAAGAGAAATTTCAGGACAAACAAACAATATATTAGATTTTACTTCACCTCTTCCGTATAAGGGAGTACCTTATGCATCTTATCCTAATAATTTAGGATTTGGATATTATAAACATAGAGTTGATCAAAGATTGTCTGTATAAATAATAAAAAGAATAATTAAGGAGATTTAACCGTGGCTGCTTTAGTAACAACCGAATTTAGAATTCATAATGCAAAACAGTTCAGAGAAATGTTCTCTGAGGCTGCATTGATAGGTGGAACCGGCATATCTGATGCTGAAGAAACTGCCCTTTCCACGAATCTTTACCTTTTCATTGGGAAATCTTCTGCATGGTCTGGGAATTATACACCGCCAGGAGAAGCACAAGTTACATTTTCTGATACTAGTGAACCAGATCCCAATAATACGAATGCACCTTCTTCAGATACAACTGCAAATACTTCTTATTCACATTGGAAGGATATGATTGCAGCTAAGAAAATTGCATCTTCTGATGTAAGTCATGTTATTGCAAGAAATAATTGGACTTCTGCTCGATATTATTCGATGTATGATGATACTGTTAAATTTAGTCTTTTGAATTCTACTCAGGCAAGTCAAGATGTATGGGATCAAACGGCGTCACCAGCAGCTAATGCAACTGCATCATTATATCCAATGTACGTGATGAACAGTACGTTCAAAGTTTACAAATGTCTCAGTAATGGTAAGACTGAAGGTGGAAGACCACAAAAATCCGTAGTAGAACCAACACATACAACAACTACTGCAGCTGTACCGGCTGCTGGAACAGATGGATATGTGTGGAAATATATGTATACTATTTCTGCTGCTGAATCGTTGAAGTTTGTAACATCAAGTTATATTCCTGTTAAGCAGATTCGTGATGCAAATGCATATGGGGCAGGAAGTACTGCCGGAGGTATGACAGCTGGAACAGGTGGAAAAGATGATGGTTCAGACCAAGTAATTATTGAAAGAAATGCAATCGATGGGGCATTAGATGTTTTTGTGATTACCAATGATGGTGGAAATTATCATTTTGAGGATAATATAGCATCATTTTCTGGAACAGGAACAAGTTTACTTCTTTCTAGTCCAGGCTTGACAACTACAAATGCATATGCAAATTCTTCTGTTTATTTTATATATGGGGGAGCATCTTATGTGAGAAAAGTTACTTCTAGTTCTTATGATTCGGGAAATGCTCGTGTAACACTTACTTTAGATGCATCTTTAGGTGTAACTCTTGCATCTCCATTACCCACTTGTAATGTGGGCCCATGGCCAAGAATTGTTGGTGATGGACATGGACAAGAAATTGTTTTAACTGCAAATAGTGCCCCTGCCGCAAATTCAGTTGGTGGTGTAACAGTAGTAAATTCTGGAAATAGTTTTTCAACTGCAACATTAGTAGTCGAAGCACAAGTAGGAGCATCTTCTGGAGCGGGAGCAACTCTAACTCCAATTATTCCACCAAAAGGCGGGCATGGATATGATGCAGCAACTGAGTTGGGTG